GGCAACTGGCGCAGCACGGTGGCGCTGGCCGAAGTCGGGCTGGCAACGGCGGTGATCCGCACCACGCCGACGCCATCATCCTCATAGCGCCAGACCGGGCCGCCCTTTTCGGACAGGAAATCGCCATCCTCATGCACGGGCGGGTTCACGCCGATCGCCCGGCCATCGGTGCCGGCCAGGATTGAGGTTACTTCCCAACTGATGTCGCGGATGTTGCGCTTGTCGCCCAGCCCGTAGGTCGTTCTCTGGGCCCATTCGGGATAGGACGCATAGGTGATCTGGGTCCAGATGATCTCGCCATCGGTGATCGTCGTCGGGGCGGTTGTCCAGGGGCCGGGCATGGAAAAGCCCGAACGGCCCGATCCACCATCGAAAGACAGGATGCGGTAGCAGTTTTCGCCATAGATCATGCGGTCGCCGACATTCGCCTTTACGTCTGCCGTCCAAAGCGGGATGTCGGGCGAACCCACCCTGTTCAATTGCATCAGGCTGCCGACATGATTTGCGGCGAAAATCGCCGATGCAGCGGTGAGCGTGATGGCGCCGGTGGCGGCGCTGGCCTGCAACGTCCGCGCCTTGTCGAGGTTCTGCACCCGGAAGGGGCCGGTGCTGTGGTTCACAGGGCCAATGGTCCAGTTCGCCAGCCCGAAGCGCGACAGCTTCTGCATCGGTTGCAGCCCGTCCACCAGATAGATGACGTCGGCCGATTGTTCCCACTGCAGGCGCGGCAGGCTGTCCGCTCCGTAGGGCGTGGCGATTTCATAGGGCAGCAGCCCGTCCATCACCAACTGGCCATAGCGCCAGAACCGCAGGGCATTGGCCGTGAATTCCAAGGTCATGGCATCATCAGCCGCGAATTCGAAATCCACCAGACGGCCGGGGGCATTGCCGCGTGTATAGCCGTCAAAGATCGTCCCGGGCGCTCGGGTAAAGCCACCTTGCCGCAGCGGCAGAAACCCGTTGCAGGCGGCAAGCCCGGTCTGGCTGCGCTGATAATCGACGCGGCGATACAGCAGCGGACTGATCTCGCCCGAGGAAAACGACAGTTGCGCCGGGGTGATCGTGGTCATCGCAGCGCCTCCGACACCCAGTCGGTGATTTGCGCTTCGCCATATGGCGCCGGGCTGGCCGTGCGGGCATCGGATTTCGAACAGCGGCGGCGCAGCTCGTCCAGCGCATTGGCCAGACTGGCGCGCTTGGTTTCGACACCCAGCCAGCGCGGGGCCATCAGCACGGCCAGTTGCAAGGCGACGGCGGCCCGGAAAGTGGCAGGCAGGCGGCTTTCGTCCTGCACGCGACGGGTATAGCGGATGCCCAGCGGGGCAGGGGCATCGGCGCGCAGATAGCCCTCGTCCAGCCGGTAGCGCACGGCAGTATCGGTCAGCTCGCGCAGCATCACGCAATCGCCGGGCAGGGCATAGACATAGGGCAACCGGGGGTCGGCGGCGGTGCCTGACGGCAGACTTGCGGCCGGAAGTGTGACCATGCGCGAGGCAAAGGACCAATCGGTCCACTCAAGGCACATGTCGATCGCGCTGTCATAGTGCAGGGTCGCATCGCGCGCCTGATCGCTGTCATCGCCAAAGCTCGACGGGGCCGACAGCTCAACCATGCTGAAGGCCTGTGCGATGATCGTGGAGGCGGCGAAGGTGACGGGCATCAGGGCGCCTTTGGCCGGGAAAGGGCTGGCGGGGGCAAACCCCGCCAGTCAGGATCAGCGCGCGAAATACTCGAAGCGGAACGGCATCGACCCGGCGCCGGTCGCCGCGGCGATGGCATGGGCATAGATGCCGATCAGGCCGCCCGGATCGGCGGCCAGGCCGACCACCTCCCACAGCGCCTTGCCATGGTTGGCATCGCCGAACGCGATCGGCGACACGGTATTGCCCGCCGATTTCAGGACGGCTGCCAGCGCATCCACGTCATCAACGGTGCCGATGCGGATGGCGGCAAAGCCCCAGTTTTCCACATCGAACGCGGTGCGGTCGCCCAGCACGGCATAGGACGGGATATCGGCGAGGTGGTATTTCGACAGGTTGCTGTCGGTCGAGGCGTTGGAAACGCTGCCCTGCACCATGATCGGCCGACCCCGCGAAAATTCGGGATCGAGGCCAGAGGCGGCGGTCAGATAGTCAGCGATCAGATTGGACTTGCCAGAGACGACGGCCATGATCGGCCCTCCTTTCAACGATGGTGGAAAAGGATGGCCGGATCATCCGGCCATCTTGGGCCGGATCAGGTCTCGGTGCAGGCGATCACACGCACGCCGCCGTCCTGGACGCGGGCGCAATCGACACGGGCCGAGACATAGACATAGGGCAGCTTCTTCGCGCTGGTGTCGTTCCACATGTCGCCCTGGATGTCGGCCCAGATGCCCAGCATGATGTTGCGCTTGGACCAGACCGGACACAGCCGGTTGCCGCTGGCATCCTTGGGCAGGCGGTTGGTCTGGATCCACGTGTAGCCCATCAGGGTGGTGGGCTTGCCGGTCTTCAACTGCTCGATGTTGAAAGCGTTCAGCGGCGTTGCGGAAGCGGCCGCGATGTTCAGCAAGTCGGTCACCTGCTTGGGGCTGATCGCGCAATAAAGCGGGTCATCCTGCTCGATGCCGAAATCGGCAAGCGCAAGGTCTTCCTTGACGTCGATCATCTTGGCCAGCGTCAGGCCCGTCGCAGCGGCGGCGATGACGTTGCCCGCAGGCAGGGCCGAAGTGGTGCCGGGGCGTTTGCCCTCGTTGACGCGGCCCATGATGCCGCCGAACGCCACCTCGAACTGATTGCCGACTTTCTGGACGCCCAGAATGCGGTCCATGACGCCACGGTTCACCTTGGCGGTATGGTCGCGCACGAAATGGCTGGTCGGGTCCATGGCCAGATCGAACTTGTCTTCCTCGTCGATATACTGACCGCTCTCGATCTTGTCGGGACGAACCAGCCAGCGACGGGTCAGTTTGGACGGGTTTTCGGGGTTCCGGCGCGAGCGTTCCTCGCTGACCAGATATTCGCCGGTGCCGACCAGATCGGCGATGGACTGCGCCTCGCCGGTGCAGCGCATTTCCGTCACGGCGGGGCGCAGAGTGTTCTGCAGTTGCTGGGCCACCATCAGGACGTTCTGACCATAGGTGAGCCGATGCCACTGCTCTACGAGTTGTTCCTGGGGCATGTTGCCCTCCTTTGAAAACTGCGATGGACTGGAGTTTTCGGAGGGGCTGCCCGTTCACTTAGACGGACCCGGCCTTGGTGTAACGTCACCCGAACGGCCGTCTTTGCCCGGCTGCCAAGCGGACGCCCAAGGGGCGCTACCCGTCAACATCTTGTGTGCCACAAGACGGGAAATCCAACAAGAGGGATTGACAAAGAAAATCGCCCCACCTTTCGGCAGGGCGATTCTGGTGCGGGGGCGGATTACAGACGATCTGAATGGGTATTGGCCTAAGCCGCAGGGCTCCTGATGCCCGCCCGGTCCCAAGCCCTTTTTCCGGGCCGCGCCATACCGTCAGCCGCCCGATGCGATCTTGGAAAGCCGGGCGATGGTGGGCTGCAGCTCGGCCAGTTTGGCACTGTTGCCCTCGGCAAAGGCCTTGCCATAGGCCCCATCAGGCGCGCGAAGCTGCGCAAGCTGCTGGCGGGCTTCGGCAGGGGTGGTGCCGAAGGCGGCGGCGCCACCCTTGGCACCGCCCAGCATCGTGTCATCGCCCAAGCTCTGCGCGATGGTGTCGAAGAGGCGGATCACATTGGCATCGCCGATCTTGGGCGACAGCGCCTTGGCAAAATCGGCGATCTGATCGGCACTCATGCCCGCCTTTTCGGCCACGATCTGCGCCGCCTGGCTGGCGCGCAGCATCCGGGCATCGGCCTGCGGCCCCCAATCCTTGACCAGATCGCTGCGCATCCGGTCATTCGCCGCGGCCAGTTCGGTCTCGGCGGCGCCGTTCATGGCGGCGACCTTCTTGGCGTAGAGGCCCACCATGCCCTGCACGGCCTGCGGCGGCAGTCCGTTCTCAAAAGCAAAGGCGCGGGCTTCGGCCTCGAAATCCTTGTCCCAGGCGGCGTCCTTGGGCCAGTCCTCGGGCGGGGCGATCTTGTAGCCATCGGCGGTTTCCGGCAAGCCGAAGATGTCGCGGTTGGCCTTCATCCAATCCGGCAGCTTCTGATCCTTGCCGGGCTTGTCCAGAATGGAAGCCGGGTCTTTGCCCAGCCGCTGCATGGCGTGGCGGTGCATATCGGTGACCTTGGCCAGAGCATCCAGCGGATCGTCAACCGTCAGGCCGCTGGCGGTCAGGTGCTTGCGGTGATCATCCGAAAACTTCTGACCTTCCCACCATTTGCCAGCGGGTTTGCCATCGCCGCCACCGCCACCGGCACCAGCCCCGGTTGCGGCCGCCGCAGCAGCAGCAGCCGCAGCGGCGTCAGCGCCGCCCGGATCGGCACCCGCGCCGCCGCCCATGCCGTCACCCTGCCAGAGCGGGATCTTCAGCCAGAATTTACCGTGCATCGTCAACCTCCATGAGTTTCGCAAGTTCGGAATTGGTCACGCCCCCCAGGGCGAGGATCTTCACGCCCATGTCGCGCTGGCCCTGTTCATAGGCCAGCCGCACCGGGTCGATCGGTTCGGGCACCTCAGCCCCGTCCTGAAACAGGGCGGGGCGAAGGGACAGGATGCGGGCCAGCCCGATGATGTCGCTGGCCAGCTGCGGCTCGCGCACAAAGGCGCGCTGCCAGCGGGCGGCCATGTCGGCGGCAAGCCCCTTGGCCGGGAACATGGCCCGGAAGATGGAAAAGCGGTCGAGGATCATACCGGATCACCCACCTCCATCATTGCTCCAACCCGTGCCAGTTCTAGGATTTCGCGCCCGAACGGCGACCCCGTGTAGAACAGCGGGCGCATGGCAAAGGCCGAATTTTCTGGATGTAGGCGTCGGGCGCGGGCAAACTCGAATTTCACAAGTGTAGCGAGGCACATTCTGAGCTTGCCAACCGTAATAGTGCCGTCACACCAACGGATCACGCCAAAAATTTCGGCTTCCGTCATTGCCCCATCCCCATCATCGCCGCCGCCTCGGCCCCATCCTTGGCCGCCTTGGCCACGCCCGGCGCGGCCTGCGCCATCATCATCATCTGCTGCTGCTGCGCCTGCGCCTGGGCGATCTGGTCGGCCTCATCGCGGGCGCGCAGGATCGAGGCGGGCAGGCTGGGGCTAGCATCGTGCAGGGCTTCCAGCATGGCATCGGTGTCGATCCGCCCGCTGATCCGGTTCAGGTGATCCTGCCCCAGCCCCGCCAGCGGGGCCAGATCGACCAGGAACTGGCGCACGGCAAGCCCCTCGCGCGCGCGCAGGGCCATGGTCGCGGCCGACTGATAGCGCACCTGCAGGGGCAGACCTTCGGCCTCTTTCGGCGGCGGCGGGATTTGCCCGGCCTTCCACAGCAGGCGGAACCGCCGTTCCACCTTGCGGGCGGCATATTCTTCCATGATGCGGTCGGCGTGCGGCGCCCAGTTGCGCAGATTGGCCTCTTCGATGATCCGCACCTCTTCGGTGGTGATCCCGGTGCGGTTCGACAGCGGCATGATCGCGTAGTGAAAGGCTTTGGCTATCTCTTCGACCTTGGCCTGCTTCTCCGCTTGGGTCAGGTTGACCTGCCCGGTCACGCCCAGCACATCGACCATGCGCTGACCGCGCGCGTTCATGCCGCCGTAAACCGTGCCGCCCGGCACCACCCGGCCGTTCAGCGGCCAATCCTCGCGGCTGGGGGCCAGAAGGGTGGGATCGGCGGCCCGCTGGGCGGCGCGGATCGTCGCTGCTTCCATCTGATGCAGCACGCGCGCCGCGGGCAGGGCGATGAAACCCGGCCCGGTGCCATAGGTGAAGCCGCTGTCCACATCCCAACGGGGGGCATAGAACGGCATTTCGTCATAGCCCGAAAGGCGGATCA